AGATGATATTGCGAGCTCTTGCAACGGATGGAACGCTCATTGCTAATTGGCGAGTGGTATTAGTTGCACCGCCAAGAATATTATAAACTGAATCGCTAATCTGAACTGGTGTTAAAGCTGCTTGAACATCAGTAACGGCAATAGGGCGCTTGGCCTCAACTGCTGGAAATAGGAAATCTCTTATAGCACCCATTGCTTACATTGTAAGCGAGCCTACTTACACTATTTGAATATCAACGCTACTTTCAGCCATCGTTGCATAGTGTGTTGCTAAAGCTGAAGCAATTGCTCCGCAGATTGTCGTATTGCTGACTTTCCGACCCATTACCCAGCCGCCGTCTCCAAAGGGTAGCTTGACGGCGGATAGGCATTGCTTTGTTAGCTCATCTTGTCCCGAGTGAGCCAACCGCTGAGATGAGATTGCTCCCAGTAACTCATCGCAGCTTTGTGCATAGTCAAGGCCATCTATGGGCTCAACTCTAATACCAGCAGGAGCTAACCTAGCTGCCACCGCTGACGCGGTTCTGGCTGAATAAGCAACCAGCTGAACTGGATACTTTCGCACCCACTCCGCTACATCATTAGCCATCGCTTTATCATCTAGGTTGGCAGGATTATGCCAAGTCTGTAGCAATATGACTTGGAACTTATCGCCCTCAAGTCTTTGACTAGCGACTAGCGCCGCTTCTTTTCTACTAGGGCTTAGATCAATAGCCAGCCAAGTATCAGACTCAGGGTTGAGTCGAAGTCCCTCAACTTTGCAACTCTCCCATTGTGAAGCACTTATGACCGGATTTATAACATTTACCCATTGGGTCAATACCTCTGTGCGCACAATATCCTCAGGGTCATTTAGAACCGCCCTAATATTATCTGGATGAATTGTTAGTCCAAGTGAAGGGTTAGCTTGAGATACACCTAGCCAAAAGTTTGAGGAATTATCAAATTTGATATCTATTGGAGCTGAGTATTCAAACCAACCAATATCGTCAATAGCACCAAAAATAGCAGCGTAGGCTCTTTCCTTTAATCTATTTAAAACTATTGAGTGTTGATCTCCAGCTGAAGTATAGATAAAAGTTTGTGGATTTGGACTCGCCATTTGCGTATATCGCAAAGCAGACCACACATCATCATCCTTAAAGTCTCTTACTTCGTCCATATGCACACAATTTGGCGCGGCGATGCCTCTACCAGCCGAGTTATTGGCTCGGACAATATAGCGGCGGCCTTCAGTAAATTGCAGCTCCTGAAATCCCTTACTTTCCAGCTTCTTAGTAAATTGAGCAGCTAGCATTGGATTCTGTTCAATAATTCCATAGATTTTGTAGAATAGTTCTGCTGAAGTAGTTAGCTTATGGGCCGTATGAACTTGCAACTTTTCTTTCAATACATAAATTCTAAATAGAATATTAAGCGCCATAAAGGTCGATTTGCCATTTTGTCGGCCAACTAGAAGGCAGACGATTGGGTGAGCCCATCGGCCATCGGGTTTGTATTTAAGTGAATGATGAGCCAGCCATTGTTGCCAAGGCATCAAAGTAAAGCCAATTTCTTCGCAAAATTTAATCATTTGCTCGCCATAAGAGGGGTAATCATTGAGTTTAGTGTGGATTCTGGGTTCTGGCACACCTCGGTAAGTCGATTCGTCCCTAATTCGGACAATCTCACCCAATTCAGCCAGAGCAATCTCTTTCATTCTGAATAGTGCCTAGCCGAGCCATTTTCAGGGAAAATCTTCCCAATGGGGGTCGTGGGTCTGCTTCCGCGCTCAAAAAAGGTAGGGGTCATACGATCGCGCTTAGAACTATTGCATTGAGTGCAACAAGCAACCATATTAGAAGCTTCATCAGTGCCACCTTTGCTAATAGGTATTAGATGATCAACTGTAGTCGCTTCTAGCCCGCAATAGTGGCAAGTATTGTAATCTCTTTGAAGCACTTGAAGTCTTGTCTTTTGATAGTAGCTGGAGTTATAGCGTCTGCTCAATGCCAGCCCTTGGTCTCTAAGTGTTGCAATGCATCGCAAGCGCATTTATATCTATGTCTTATGTATTTAATGTGTGCATCTATTTGCTGCTTAGGGCTAAGGTCTCTATACCAAGTAGAACGCATCTGCCCTAGACCATAATGAGAGCCGTTACGAGCCTTTGGATTCCATCTACTCTCTTTATGAATTAGCCAGTTATAACATTGAAACTCTGACCAATCTAATTTGTTGTATGCATAAAGCTTTAGATTCATATCTGCTTTTGATGGATTGATTGGTATTAGCATAAGTGCCGATAGCATCAGCGTTAGGCAATAGCCTGCCCCAACGCTTCGGCTACGGGCTGCCTTCGGGCCCCGCCTTAGTCGGAGTGTAATGCCCTTGTCAAATAGGCTAACATAAGTGCTGTTCAGAGCCATATTTACCATCTACTCCAATCGATTCCCAATTATCTATATGATCATCTATTGTTCTATATATTGGATAAATATCGTTAATCAACCTTCTAACTCCCATATCTTCTTAAACTCTAACTGGCCTGATTGAAAGGCGTCTTTCAGCCTTTCCCTGCCATCACTATGGAACTTAGTAACCAGATAAGGCTCAGCTATTGTGCCTTCTAGCCATTCAACTCTTTCACCATTTGGATCAATAACATCATCGCCATTGATATAGTGGAACTTATCTAGTATCGCATCGCGAGATGATTCTCTTACTGTCTCAACTATCTCGCTAGATATATTGTTTTTTACCCATTTGACGAATTCGCGTTCATTCTTAATAACCCACTTAAACTTAGGCTTACTGGTGGTCACATAGGCAATTACATCATCACCATATTCAGCCTTTACTCTGTCTGCACCTATCTTGTCCATCTCGGTCTGTAGTGCAGCTCTTAGCCTATCCTTTGCCTTCTTAGCCTCATCAGCTATCAGACTCACCGCTGCTAGTTCCAGGCTCAGTTCTTTGATTCCCATCTCTTTGCTCCCTTTTCTTTGCTCTATTTAATCTAACTTCTAGTGAGTGGATATTGATCCCACAGTCCTTAGCGATAAACTCTTTGTCAAATCCCCACTCCATTAGCTGACGGATATATCTAATAGAGTGGGGTCTGCTCATCGTTATAGGGCCTTTCCATAGTCGCGTTGCCTGTCCAGTATTTTACGCTAATTTGCTCGAAACCAGCTGCTAATCGACATACTCGACACTTACCCGATTTCATCTTCCAATTACCGCATTTATCGCAACGGGTTATGTCATCTTCTTTACTGGCTACGCGATCTGATGGATAGATGATGCGCTGAAGAAAGCATCGCTGACATTCAATTAACCATACTTCCTCAGGCGCTTCGGGTATATCGCTGGTCTCATACCTATAAAGCTCAATATGCGGCGTAACCGCTAAACAAGTTGAGCACTTAAACGGATGAGCATCTTGCTTCATTTCTGAAATACCCAATGCCCATCTGCACCGATTCTCATCCATCTAGCTGGACATTGGTCTGCTCTGTCTTTGCTAGGGCAGGTGTAGCCTCGATACTCTTTGCCATCTTTAGTTCCAGACTTAAGAATCATTGGCCCTCTGCCACATTTACATAATGGCAGTTCATCAATTATTTCGGCCCCAAGTTCCGCCGCAATAGCAGTGACATCCCAGACAATTGGCTCTGGGTCATTCGGTCTTTGCTCCTTAATGAAGGATGCAAGCTCTGGCTTTGTTGTCTGAATCGCCTTCTTTGGCGCTCCAGTCGGCTTAGCGAAGAATCCAGCGAGGTTAAGTGCTCGCCCAAGAGCGCCGGTTTCGGCAAGTTCCAGCGCATACTGTTTAGACTTAGACTCGCTAGATAAACCCGTAGTCCAAGGGTTATTGTCAGCCTCAGTCCGATACAACTCAACTTTAACAATATAAACATCACAATTAGCGACAAGCGATTCTGCCAATGTGTGAGTCTTGATCCGATAATCGGGATACGCATTTATAAACTCCTTTAATCTATCTTGGACACTTACATAATCATCTAGGTAATTCGACATCTAACTTCTCTCTCCCTGCGAAATCACTTATCGCATCGTCTAACTGTTCTTTTAATGAATAGAATGTGCCATCTGGCCAGTTCTGAGCTTCATCGGCGCAAGGCTGGCAATAAAACCTAACCTGAGCTTTACGAAGCGGTGTCTCGCTTTGGACTTTCCATACTGCTGGCGTTCTAGCTTTGATATGCCATTCGCCCTTAACTTGTCCCCAGCGATACTTGCAGTAATCGCAGTATTGGTTGCTATTATGATTGCGAGTCAGACTCAATGTCGTCCCAATCTTCTGGTGTAGAAAATCTGCATCGACCCAAGATAGCGGCATATCCAATGAGATCGAGATACGAATCTTCGCGCTCTGGACTTTCCAACATTCTTGAGAGTTTGGTCGCGATAGCAATAAGCGCCAAGTCAGATGGGTCTCGGAGCTGAATACCGAGTGCCTGACAGATTTTGAAAATGCGTAGAAAATTGTGCCTCGGGTCGCCATATTCAACCCCCCTGTCGAACAGGGTGTCACCAGCATCGTTGATCCAATCACTTAATGATCTCTGTGTATCGGACACTTGCTCTCCCTCTCTTATATCCTTCATTAAAGGCTTTAGCTTTGGCTGAACTCCAAAGAGCCCATAAGTAAAGGCCGAAAAATGGAACGCCGATTGTTATTGCAAAGACTTGCGTATCAGATAAATTAGGAAACATCTGCACTCACCCCATATTTATCAAGCCAATATGCAGAGATTTCAGCCTTAGATAAACGGCCTCTAAGCTGCTTCTTACCCATCCGCTCTTTAGCAAATCTTCTTATTATTGATCCCTTAACCCAATTTGTCTCATCAGTCCAAGCCCCTGCTTGAGAATCAAATCGAATAAGGGTTACTTTATTTACCATTTTGCTCCCGTTCTGTAATCCCTAAATGGATTAACGGGTTAAATGTATTTGCTTAAATCTATTTAGACAAGCAACAGCTCGGCGAGTCGAATATCAAAGAAGCCGCATAGCCTCTCGGAATGGGCTTTGTTGCTGAAATCGGTTGTAATCGGCAGACTCTTTAAAACCCACTCAGGCTCGATTAGAGCCCCTAAATCGAACTGGTAGATGCCCTTAGGCGTCGCATTGATATAAAGGGTCTTAGCGCCCGTCCTAGACCTTATATCGGCCAGATAATCCCATTTCTTCTTCTCAATCAATAAGCGGTCGTAATGCGTCCTACGACATTTGAGTTCGATATAGCTATCGCTAGTAATGCCATCTGCTCGGTCGGTCGCTGATAAGGGCGTCAAGTCTGGGTAAAGCGACTTGAGAGCCTCAAATAACTCGACTTCCCTAAAGTAGATTAGTTATCTTCCTCGCCATCTTCCCAACCAATTTTCTTTATTGGGTCATCGGCTGGCACTATCCAATCAGGATAAGAACTGCGATCCATAGCAAAGGCTAGAGAAGTGCCTTCGTCCATCCCAGCTCTGCGACAAGCTTTATAAACTTCGTTGGCTGCAATAGCCCAGAAATCAAGCTTTGTTAAAGGCGTCTCTTTAGTAGTGCGCTTACGCTTTACTGGCTTCTTACTTACGCGCTTTCGCGTTGCCATTTCTGACCCCTCTCGCTAGGGCCAATTCTAGCTGAGACTCCATTTTATCAAGGCGCGACACTATTGGAATATTCTCCAATTTAATTATGTAGCGAAGCCCAGCAATCAGTAGGGCAATTGATCCTAAGACTGATGCAACTAGGGTGGCTAATTCAGCTGCAACCATTACCGGACTTTGCCGTAACGCTCGTAGTTAGGATTAAGCCAGTTAATGATGCTAGGCAAGACTGACACTAGAGCGGCATTTGCAATCGCATTGAGGTCGAATCCCACCGCTAGATAGGTCGCTAGTGCTGTCGCTAGGAATGTCTTTGCCCAGCTTTCGGCCATCTTTTTTAGGTCGCTCATTTTTGTCTCCTTCTAGGTCAAAATAACTGCTGTCTTTGTCTCCCAAAGTTGTAAAGCTAATATGGAAATGCGAACGATGCGGATTAGGGCCTGAGTATTTACGCCGCTTCCAGCCCAGTATCGGGCTCATAATCTTGCCATCGTAGATAATATATTTGATGCGCTTATCGCCTCTCTTGGCGCACTTACGAATTTTCTCAACCAACGCATAAGCTTCTTCTTTGTGCGCTGCTAGGTCAGAATCAATGTCTATAGCTCTAACGATTCCATTTGCTGGTATATGGTCAGAATTGCCTTTCGCAATGTGCCGAGCATCAGCAATCCAGCCGTCAGACTTCCTATCGCGATCAGGATAATCGTCATCGATTTGCTCCCGTAATTGGACACCAGCTGCACATAGTCTCGTCATTATCTTGAGGGATTGTGCTTAATCGTCTGAAGGTGGAACTATCCAACGGCAGGTATCTTCATCAAAACCAATGGCCCTATCTGGCTCTGGAGCAATAAAGGCATCTCTTACAGAATCATAGGTATAACCTACGCCTGCATAGTTTTTGCGTATGTTGCCATTGTATGAAGTGCGCTTACAGATTTGGCCTCTAAAATTACCATACCAAGTTTCTGTATCTAACCCTTCAATAAGTTCAGTTTCATCAATGCCAGTAATAACCTCAATTACTACATTGTTTTCATCTAAAAATGCGTAATGTGCCATTATGCCCAACTCACATTTCCTGTGCCAGCCGTTATTGTTGCAATAGTATTTAATCCGCTTGTTGTTGTTGAGCCCGTTAATCCTGCTCCAATGGTTATAGTTCCAGCAGCAGTTGGATAACGCAAAATTACTACACCGCTACCACCATTACCGCCAGTTGCCGTAGCGCCACCTGAAATTGCACTACCGCCACCGCCGCCACCAAGATTTACTGTGCCATCAGTTCCATTTGCATTTGCAACGCCTCCAGCTCCGCCGCCCCCGCTTCCGCCACTTCCTGCTGAACCGCCAGCGACACCACCGCCACCCCCGCCAGCATAGGTTGTGCTTGAACCAGTTATAGAAGTTGCAACACCATTACCACCATTACCACCATTTCCGCCAGAACCAGCAAGACCGACTGCTGAAGCTCCACCACCACCGCCACCCGCGCTATTTGGCGCGGTATATGCTTGTCCAAGTCCACCATCAAAACCTTGATTAGCAGTTCCTAAACCTTTTGTTGTAGTTTGATTTCTACCAGAACCGCCACCAGATCCACCATTTTTACCTACGCCTGCGCCACCACTACCGCCACCACCGCCACCTGTTGAAGTAATGCTGCTAAATACAGAATTAGAACCATCACTTCCATCAGTTCCAGCAGTTGTTCCACCTGCGCCTGATGCGCCAACTGTTACTGTGTAATTAGTAGATTTTGATAAAGTTAATGGTGTTTCTAAAGTTCCACCACCGCCTGTTGCTGTAACTGTGCAGCGTAATCCACCAGCTCCAGCGCCACCTGCTGAACGACTTTGGCCGCCTGAAGTTGAATCACAACCACCACCACCACCGCCACCAGCTATAACTAAATAATCAACTGTTAGTGGGACTACGCCTAATTTAGATGAAGCAATAATGCCCAATAAACTCATTACGCTATATCTCCTACGACATACCAAGTATCAGTTGCAACCTTGATGCAGGATGCAGCCGAATACTGCGCTCTCAACTTAGGTGCTATGGCGCTTGCTCCAGTTGATGAAATCGTAGTAGTGCCTGAAGTAACAGCCTTAATAGTTGTCTGACCTGCTCCGATTTGAATCACATTGATTACTGTGCCAGTTGGGAAGGCAACGCTGGCATTTGTTGGGATTTGAAAATCATTAGCAGAGGCAACAGACATTGTGACAAGTTTTTGGTCTGCATCTGTTAAAACTACTGTATATGTGGCAGTTTGTGCATTAAGAGTTAATGCTGATCCTGCGCGATAATCATAAGAAACTACTGGGATTGGGCCAGTTCCTGAAGCTACCGAAATACCAGTGCCAGCTTGAACTTCAGTTATATCGCCTTGATCATTATTTATCCAAGCAGGAACGCCACCTGACACTGCCAAAATCTGACCAGCAGTTCCTATAGGCAAAGCAGTATTTACATTGGCAGTTGCTGATCTATAAGCAAGTGCGCCAGTAGTAGTCTGTGGGTTTAAGTTCTTTGTCGTTGTATCGATTGAGCTGCCAAGGGTTCTTATGGCAGCTGCGCCATCCTTGACTAAATCTGTATCGTCTGGAGTCTCCCAGTTGTAATTCGTTGTATTGGCCATTAACTAATAACTCCTATCGCGTCTTGCCATTCTAGCGTA